CAATGGTAACTTTTTCAAAGATAAGTCCCTCGATCATTGCCTGCTGTCCTAATCCATATACCTGCCACAAGGAGCGGTTTTTGTGCTGCAAACTCTCTATCTCGTCAATAATCGTTTGCTCTAAGAATGGGTTATCCTTATAGGTGGATATAAAGTGATAGGTACGAGGGTCTTTATTCAGCTCACAAAGCCAATGGTCGTCAGAGAAGGAGGGGTTATAATCCACAATAGAGAATTGAGTGGTACGCATTTTCAGCTGTTGGAACTCGATAAACTTGAGTTCGTTGGCTTCATTTACATACAATACATCACGCTTGCGCCCTCGGAGCTTTTGCTCGCTGTCTGTGGAAAAGAACTCCACCCATGAACCATTGGCAAAGGTGTATATCATTTCAGACTTATTGATACTATCTTCATCGAATACATTTAGCTTGTACAATATCTCCTTGAAATCAACAAATACAGACCCCTTGAGAGCGGGCAAGGTGGCACGGACAATCGAAAGGCGTGTCTTAGGGTGCGATAAGCAATAGACAATAAGCCAAATCAGGATATTATAGGTTTTGGAACTACGGCTACTACCTTGCGCCGATACAGTAGTATATCCTTGCTTAATTGCATTATCTACTTTCGTATATATGTTAGTTGTCTGTATTATCATCGGTTCGTACTTGTTCTCGCTTGTCTATTACTTCAATGGTGATCCCTTGAGATAGCGGGCTGCCAGCGGTGGTTACATCTATATTTTCGCCAAATCCTTCTTTACGACCTAACGTACTCATTAGATAACGAACCATTTGACCATCTGGGCGCTCTTCCCATCCTACTATTTTTTTGTTTTCATCCAAGATAGGAATACCTCGAGCTAACACCCTTGATGTAGCGATACACTCGTCTAATATCCTTCCTCTTTGGTCGTCTATCACATCTTGAAAGCTCGGATCCTCCTTCGCCCATTGATATACTGTCGTACGGCTTACCTTGAAAGTTTTTGCTATTGTGGATATATTCCCGCCTGATTTCTCTGCTATTTCTGCAAATTTTTTTAAGCTTGGTTTATTTGTATTAGGTTTCATAATAGATTGTTCAAAGTGTTAAATTATTCTATCATATTAAGGACAGCTTCACCCTTAGCAAAACGTTCGTCGGGATCTATTCCTATAATCTCACAAAAAGCCGATTTGGCTTCGTAGGTGGAAAAGGAAAGAGTGATAAAAGCGTCTTCATTTTTTTGTTTCTCTATAGCTTTTTCTTTTACTTGCTGCTTCATTTGTTTGACCTGTTCCTTTTTCTCTTCGTATGTAGCTTCTTCCTCTTGTGAGGTGATAAGGTCTTCATACGTTTCTACTTGTGGGATATAGTCGTTTACATCAACTACAAAATGAGAAAGCTCATTTATATCGTAGTCGCTTAGTCCTAAGTTAGTGTAATCTATATCATTAATATATTCAGCCACAAGGGAATAATCAGCACGGGTGTTGCCAAGTGCTTCGTATGTAAGTTGTTCTTTTTCTGTTTTTATATCAAATGCAACGGCTTCTACTTTTACTTGGTAATCAGTTTCAGGAGTGCCGTCATATTTGTAGTATATATCCATGGCTTTGATACGACGATGTCCGTCTATAAGGTTGCCTGTTACCTTATTCCACTTTATGCCTCCGTTGAACCCTACCTTTTTGAGGTTAGCAAGCTGATTTTTGATTTCCTTGTCAGTGTGTCTTTTAGGGTTGTAAGGATTTAGGTTGATTTGGGAACGGTTTATGGTGATAGTTTCAGATTGTTTTAGCTCTTTCATAGTCGTATTCGTATAGTTTGCGTTCTACTAATGGAAATTCAGCTATTACCTTTTTCAGATCATTAGGGAAATGATTACGAAGGAATAGCAAATAGTTAAGGTCATTTATGTCTGTACCTGATGATTGGCTATTGCCATACTTTTCGGGAGTGATGAGTTTTTCCGCTTTGATGTATTCTATTATGTCATTATTCTTGTAAGTGGAAAGCGGATATACTTTTTTGTTCTTTTCATTGATAGCCTGCTCCTGATAAGTACGAAGCATTACACGCCTATTCATACTATCAGATTGCTTGAAACCGAAAAAAGCCCACTCTATAGCTGTTTTTTCACGTATATTATCAGTAAGCTCTGCAAGGTTATAAAGGCGTTGTTTTTCATTTTGTCTGTGTCCCAAGTGTCCTGTTTTTATGTAAGAGAATACCGCAAAGTGAGGTATTTGGATAATTCTTGCTTTTGGGTATTTCTTATTGATGTAGTGCATATAACGAGCAATATGCTCAAGGTCTTTCACTACGTACATAAATACACAGGTTATTTGGTCAAAGTGAGGGTGTAGCAAGTGTAACAAGGCAATACTATCTTTGCCACTCATAGAGTGAAATAGTATCACCTTGTTGGTTTTTTGAGCGATTTGCTCGATGACTTGCTGAGCGCTGTTAAGCATAGGTTAAAGATTATCTGTTTTTGATTTGCTTTTTCTTTTTCCTTGCGCTTCCTAACGCTCTTTCAGCTCGTTTTCTTGCACTGTCTTGCGCCCTTGCTCTACCTGCGTGATAATCAGCTTTGGTCTTATAGTATTCTTTTTTACCACCACTGACACGCACTGCATAAAATTCACCCATAACTAAAAAGGTTTAGAGATTAAACAATAAATAAAGGTCTGTAAGATGTTACACTTACAGACCTTTATTAGGTTGAAATTACTAATTGTATTATTTATGAGATAAGCCCCTTATGAGATACTATATCAGCAAGACCTAAACCATAAAACATGGGTATTTCTTCTTCTGTTAGGTCCTTATACTGCTGCCATTCGTTATCAAGATCGTGAAAATCGTAATCTTCATTCAGCACCTCAATATCTTCTTTTGTCATTTGATAGACTGCTATATCTAATACCTCTACAATAAGTTCCCATGTTTTGTTGTAATTAGTGAAATAGATATAAGCAGTATCTTTAAGCGTGTCTTCAATAGTCATTGAACCGTTGGGGTTTTCGAGGTCTTTCTGATATTCTTTGTATAGTTTTTTATCAATGAATAAATCATTGTACTTTTCAGAAAAAGCTCGTATTTCTACTTTCTTTTTACCCTTGAGTATATCAAGGGCATTTTCTTTTTTCATTATAAGGTGGTATGCCTCTACTGGTTTGCCATTTACTTCTATTGTCATTTTTTAATGTTTTAGATTAAGGTTGTAAGTGTTTCACTATTTCAAAGACCCTGTATATACCCTTGGTATATAGGGCAAAGGTACGATATAGGCCGCAAAGAGCTGTTATGCTCGTTTGTATAAAATTTGTTTTTTCTTTGAATATTTTTTGTTCTGATACCTTTGCAAAGGTACGAAAATAATTTTAACCGCTTCAAAAATAAAGGGCTTTTTTATGCTACGTCTAAGATGTTAAATTTATAGAATGAACGCCATTCATTTTTGACAGTATCAAAGTAGGTAAAAAGGTTCTCATTAGGTTTGCGGTTGGTTGTGGTAGGGGGTGTATTTGCCAAAGTGCCAAAAGCTTGACGTATTGAGCCGTCTAATTTCTTGTAGTGAAATTCTACTATCTGGCTTTTCATTTTTGCCTTGAGCTTGATATTTGCCCACGCTTTTTTTAAGCACTCTGAAAAGGTGTAACCTGTTTGCTTGAAGAACTGCCATGCAAGGCAAAAGACTGTTTTTTTATCTGTATTTTTCATTTTGGTAGGTGTTTTAGGTGTTACTGATTATATTGAGTAATCTATATTAGGGGCGCATTTATATTGTGATTTTAGCTTTTCAAGAGCTTTTTCGGTGGCATAATACAGCCCCTCTGTTTGCTCTGATTTAGTTATGCCACGCCCTTTCAGTGGCAAAGTAGTACGTACAGCATAACAGTTATATGAGTATTCATAGATAATTTGTGCCCCTATTTGGTTTGCCTTATTGACATAAGTTTCTAACGCTCTCTGATGGTTACCTTTTGCCATGCGATAACTGGTAGTAGTTTGCTCGAATATACAGGTAATTGTGTCCATGTCAAAGACTGTAGTTTGATAGTTTTTGAAATCTACATCATAGATAGTACTGATATAGTATTTGTCAGCTATAAGATCTGTTAGGTTTAACATTGGTTGAATAGTGGGTGTCATAGGTTGATTGATTTAGGTGTTACTGGTTGAAAAATTGAGTCTTTTTGCGCCTTGCTCGGGGCTTTTTGTTAGAGTTCTATTACATCTGAATATTCTTGATATTTTTGCTTTAACAATGTAAAATACTTGATGAATTTTTGTTCATTTTCTTTTGAGAATGTACCCTCAATGGCAGGGCATTCGAGGTTAATATTAAGGGCATTAAACAACGCATTAACGCAATCTTGTAATGTTTCATTAAGAAAATTCATGTCTTGCTGGTTACCATATTCGTATATACCCTCGTTAAGGTTTCTGAGTACTAATTCAAGAGGTCTAACAAAGCTAAATTGTAATGTAAGGTATGCAAATGCTGCTTCTTGTTTGTTCATTGGTTTCATATTCGTGTTATTTTTAGGTTGTTTTTTTGAGTTTGAAAGCAGTTTTTAGACTTGCTTAGGTCTTTTTGTTATATAGCCCTTATTTTTTTTAGGTAATTAAGATTGTTGCTGTATATTATTTCACCTTTAGCTTCTGAAAAAAAAGAGTTTTCTTTTGTTGTGTCTATAAGAAAGACGGTATTAATGGATTCGTCTATATCAATAATTACCCCTTTTTTTGATTTTAATCTATTAAATTTATTAAGCTCTTTTTTATCTATATCAGATTGAGTCTCATATTTTGTTACAGTATATATTTCAATTTTTTTACCATCATAATGAGCAAATTCATTCTTTATACATTCATTATTTAAATAATAATCTGTTATAAAATGAGTTGTTTTACAACCTTTATTTATTAATTCGTCTGCATATTGTAAGGCTTCTTTTTTTTCTTTGAAACTTTTAGATGTCTTAGCTACCTCAGAAGACCAATAATTCAAATTAGGGCTTACAGTGTATTTTTTTACTGCTTTCATATTCGTTTTATTTTTGATTAATATTCTTGTTTTATTTTGACAGTGCAAAGGTAATACTTTTTTTTGACCTGAAAAACAAAAGGTAATATTTTTTTATTACTTTTTCTGATTTTGTTTGTAAGTAGCTGATTTGCAGTTATAAATAAAAAGTTAAAGTTTTTATATTCACTTTTTATTGTTTATTCAAATAAAAGTATTACCTTTGCACAAAAAAACAACTATATATGTACAGAATAAAAGAAGTAGCGAAAAGAAAAAATATACAAATGCAAGAAATAGTTAAGAGACTGGGTATTACTAAACAAAGCCTTAATTCTAAAATCAATAAAGGAATGAATACTAAGGGACTTGAGGATATAGCTAAAATTCTTAATTGTGAGCTTGTGGAGTTAATTCCTGTAGGGGATGATTTTACCCACTTCTACGATGAGCAGGGGCGTTGGTTAGGAATTGTTAGAAAGTACCCTTATCAGGATAAGGAAGCGGACACCTTGCAGCAAAAGGAGCAGTACGAGCAAGACAAGAAAGAGGAATAAAAAACACCACCCCTAAATAAGGAGTGGTGCCAATGAATAACACATCAAAGTTGAAACGAATAGGTAATTTGTACGGAGTGATTATAGTATTTTCTTCTCTATCTTTCGGAAGAGTTGTTGATATTCTGTAACGGCAAGCATATTGTTATGCTCCTTTCGGTAGTAGCTCACGCTTGAAGGGGATATACCCAAAAAAGTAGCTACTTCCTTATTTGATACAATAGAATGCTTACTTGCTAATCCGCAAAACATCTTCATATAAGCAGTGCTATTGCTTATTGACTCAAGGGTACATTCTTCTATGGCTGTTTTTATCTTTTCAAGCATGGTATATCAGTTGTTAGTTGTTAGTGGTGGTTAGTTCCTTTTCTATGATTGCTTTGAACTCGTCAAAGCTGTAGCATACATAGTACTTATATCCGAGTGCTTCGGCTTTTTGTTGAAAGGCTTTTTGATTAGGGGTTTGCTTGTTTCCTTTGATTTTCATCTCTATGTAAATTATCTTTCCATTAGGAAGTAATACATTTAGGTCTGCAACCCCTGCTAGTACTCCCTCTGCTTTGAGGCGTTGCGCTTCTCGTACGTTTCGACTGCCACCATTAGGGACGGCGTATATCACGAGGTTAGGATACTGGAGCCTAAACCATTTTACACAGGAGGTTTGTAGGGTGCTTTCTTGGTGTTTCATAG